CTTCCGATCTCCCAAAAATTTCCCCGGGGGTATATTTGGGTAAAACACTTTAACTTTTGGGGGTTAAAACTTAGGCTAAAGGAGCTCGAACTCTTTTGAAAGTGAAAGGAGGTCGCGTGCCAGCGAGAAAAAGGAGCTCGAAACCTAAGCGTACTCGCCGTAAACCCGCGACAACTCCTGAGGGCCGCGAGAATGAGTTGGTTTCTCAAGCTACTGATCTCGCCGAAAGGCAAATTGCTGAAGGAACTGCCTCGTCTCAAGTCATTACACACTTTCTCAAGCTGGGTTCGACTCGAGAACGGCTCGAACAACAGAGACTTGAGCATGAGAACGAACTTACACGGGTAAAGATCGAAGCTCTCGAATCTCAGAAGCGTGTAGAGGAGCTGTACATGGAGGCACTCACCGCTATGCGTACATATTCCGGAGAACTGCCACCACCAGAGTCCGATGGCGAAGATTCGCACTTATAAGGAGCTTTCTCAACTAGAAACCTTCGAAGAACGATTCGAGTATCTCAAACTGAGTGATGTTGTGGGAGAGAGAACCATTGGCTTCGACCGATGGATCACACAAGGATTTTATCACTCAGGAGAGTGGCGAATTGTTAAAAGACATGTCATAACTCGGGACAACGGCTGCGATCTGGGTGTTCCCGGTTATGAATTGTATCAAGAACTGTTGGTTCACCATATGAATCCTATGGCGGTAGCCGATGTGGTTCATGGGAATGACTGGATTCTCAATCCTGATTTTCTCATAACGACATCATTAAAGACACATAATGCCATCCACTATGGTGACGCATCTCAACTTCCTAGAGGTCCAATCGAGAGAAAACGAGGTGATACAAAACTCTGGTAGGGAGATAACATGAATCCAGTCGATCTTGCAAAGAAACGTCCGGCCGAAACGGCGATGCCACTTGCTACGATACTCGCCGCATTGATCGCGAAGGCGCTAGGGGTCGAAGATACAGACACAATCCTTTACATTGCCCTGGCTTTGTCGTTCATACCCGCTGTCATAACCTGGATCACCGACATGGTCAGGGGAAGGTCTGATGCACCTACTTCTCAGCCTTCTAGCACTGGATCATCCTGATTGGAAGATTCCGTGGGCAGGAATAGGCGCTTTTATGCTGGGATTGGGTGCGGTTTTAAGTGGCGCCGCGGCACTAATCACAGCGAGAAGGAAGGGGCGAGATGAAAGCAGCTCTTCTACTGACAGTGGGTCTGCTAGCAGCAGCGGGGAGCGGATATCTGACATCGGTAGCGCTAAGTCAAAGCGGGTCGGAGCCTCTGAGGACGGTGACAGTTGATGTTGGTACCGGAGAGCAAGGACCTCCTGGCAAACCCGGACCGCCAGGCGAGCAAGGGCCTCAGGGAGAACAAGGGCCCGCTGGTGCTCAAGGACCTGCCGGTGATCAAGGACCTCCGGGTCCCCCCGGGCCTCCTGGGCCTCCTGGTGGTGGCGGACCGTGTGACGGTGCTCCAGAAGGATACGCACCAGGCATTCTACAGATTAATCACGCGGGTGGACATGTTCTTATTTACACCTGTATTGAACCGAAAGGACAGTGATGCCTGAAACAGGCGAAGATGTGACTCCAGATGAGGTTTCAGGAGTAGATGCCGACGAATCCGAGACTCGTGCAGTTGTCATTGACAAAGAGCTGATCATCGAAGCTGGCCGGGAGTCTCCGCGACCAGAGCCAAAGGAGACTGACGATGGCAGCTCCTAATGTACGATTTTCCAGGGATATTACGGTCGGTTGTCGAGGTAAAGACGTAACTGCTCATAAACGTGCGATCTCGAGAGCAGTTCCCGCTCGTTATCCGTGGCACGACTTCAGCGATTACTGCGGAATCCCGTTTATGCAGGCGGTTCAGGAGTGGAAGCGCAGTAAGAACATGAATTCTATTCCACGAATCGGCCTTACGGCGCATAATGTCCTCGAGCGAACACATAAGAAGGAATCACAGGAGTGGGCCTTCGATCCGGTCGCGATCAAGATGTGTGCGGACTACTACGAGGATCATCATGTCGATCCAGCCAAGACGAAGCGAGAAAGAGGCGTGTCGGCAGGATTCTTCTGGTACTCGCATCGTTCTCAGATCGCATATTCGCAGTACAGGCCGTTCTCACTAGGTAAGCCGCCGTGGGTCCCGAGTCGCTGGGACTGCTCGGCGTTTGCCACAGCGTGTTTCTATGCTGCTGGCGCTAAGGATCCAAACGGTCGTGACTTCGACCATCAAGGTTATACCGGAACGCTGATCGAGCATGGCGTTCGAGTCGGTAGTGTCGGCGAATTGCAGAAACTCGACTTGATCTTCTACGGTCATAGTCGTCCTACGGCAGGATTCGCAAGTGGCGCTCCAACTCACGTCGCCGTTTATGTGGGTGTGATCAATGGGACTCCGATGGTGCTCTCGCACGGACACTATCCGATGAGCTATTACGCCTACAACTATCGAAGCGACATTCACTCATATCGTCATTACCCGGTATGATGACTCCGGAAGAGCTAGCTAAGTTCTTTCACGATACGTACGAAGAACTCGCTCCAAATTATGGCTACACAACACGCAGAGCTTCAGCGGTTCCGTGGGAAGATGTCCCCGAGCCGAATAAGAGCCTGATGATTGCTGTTGCCGAAAAAGTGTTGGAGAAAATCGAAGCACTAAAGGAGGAACAGTGAACGAGACCACCGAGCCACAGCCCACCGAGCCGATGCCAGAGCCAACGGAGCCGGAGGAAGAGGGCGACAAGTACGATGGTGGCGACATTCCACCAGCAGAAGATCCACCAGCAGAAGAACCACCAGCAGAATAACCTAACAAAGTGGGTGAAGTAGATGGAACAGAGTATTCTTACTAGCACTAAGAAGATCTTGGGAATTGCCGAAGATTACACTGTATTTGATCTAGATATTATTACGCATATTAACACAGCATTCTCTACTCTCACCCAGCTGGGCGTTGGACCAGCCGACGGTTTTATGATTGAGGATGCCTCTGCAGTTTGGAACGATTTTGATCCGATCGACGACAATGTGAACTACAATTCGGTTCGATCGTACGTTTTTCTCAAGACGAAGCAGCTCTTCGATCCTCCAACAACGTCATATCTAATTGATGCGACGCAAAAGCAGATCGAGGAGCTGGAGTGGCGCCTAAATGTGCAGCGGGAGCACACGCATTACGAGGATCCCGACCCCGTAGACTACTACCTCGAAGATATCTTCCAAGGATCTATTGTGGAGGTGAGCGGTGGACAGAGAAAGCTCATTGGAGGCCCAGAAACGTAAGGACAGTGAGCGAGAAGAAGCTCGTGTAGAGCGACAGAAGCGATACGGGAGAGATCCATCAGAAAGCGCGGTCGAGGCTCGCCAGGCCAGGTCAGAACGGCTTGGACATGAGACCGAAGATGCGTCGAAGGCAAAGCCGAAGGCGAAAGCGAAGCCGAAGGAAGAGAAGCCTGAAGAACCAGTGACGGAATAGGGGGCAAGATGTCCCTCAAAGATGTAATTCTCGAACATCACGGCGTTAAAGGGATGAAGTGGGGCCTCCGACGAAAGGCTACGGTTGGTCCACAAGAAGTAATCATTCGAGATAATCGAAAGAAGATAAAAACTTCTGGTGGCGAAGGACATCCCGCTCATTCGGACGCTGTTCGCGCTCGTACGATCGGACAAATCAGCAAGAAGAGTGGAGCCAAAGCTCTTTCTAACAAGGATTTGGAAGCGTACACAAAGCGTCTGAACATGGAAGCTCAAGTCAAGCGACTCAACTACAACGAATCGAATCCGGCCAAGAAATTTGCGCTTTCACTTCTTGGTCAATCGGGTAAGAATGCAGTTCACGGAGTTGCTCAAGAAGCTGCAACAAAACAAGTACGTAGAGGATTCGTGAAAGCAGGACTTCTAGCGGCAGCAGCTTAGGAGATAGCATGGGCTTGTCAAATACTGCGGTGCCGATCTACTACGGCCAATTTCGAGAAGCGGTATTACAAGGTCGGATGCCCGTAAACCGCGAAATCTCTATGGAGATGAATCGGATTGATGCGCTCATCGCCAATCCTAACATGTTTTACGATGATGAAGCTGTTGAGGGATTCATCCGTTACTGCGAGGGAGAGTTAACATTAACGGATGGTTCAGATCTTCATCTTCTTGAATCATTCAAGCTCTGGGCCGAACAGATCTTTGGTTGGTACTACTTCGTTGAGCGCAGCGTATACGTGCCAACCAAGGACAACCATGGGGGTCACTACGAGAAACGAGTCATTCGTAAAAGGCTGACTCTTAAGCAGTATCTAATCGTTGCGCGTGGAGCAGCCAAGTCGATGTACGCTTTTTTGATTCACAGCTTTTTCCTAAACGTCGATACGTCGACCACGCATCAGATCAACACAGCTCCAACGATGAAGCAGGCTGAGGAGGTGCTTTCACCGTTTCGCACCTCCATCACGCGCGCACGCGGGCCTTTGTTCAAGTTCCTTACCGAAGGATCTCTTCAAAACACAACGGGCTCTAAAGCAAATCGGGTGAAGCTTGCCTCGACCAAGAAGGGAATCGAGAACTTCCTTACTGGGTCGATACTCGAGATTCGTCCGATGGCCATCAACAAGTTGCAGGGATTGCGTCCTAAGATCTCTACGATTGATGAATGGCTGTCCGGAGACCTTCGAGAGGATGTTGTAGGTGCGGTTGAGCAGGGAGCCTCCAAGCTGGAGGACTATCTGATCGTGGCTATCAGCTCAGAAGGAACTGTCCGAGCCGGTTCAGGTGACACTATCAAAATGGAGCTTATGGACATCCTTAAGGGCGAGTACCTTGCTCCACACGTTTCGATCTGGCATTACAAGTTGGACGAAGTCGAGGAAGTGGCAGATCCTGCGATGTGGGTCAAGGCGAATCCCAATCTAGGAGCGACGGTTTCGTATGAGACATACCAGCTTGATGTGGAGAGGGCCGAAAAAGCTCCGGCATCTCGCAATGACATCCTCGCCAAGCGCTTTGGAATTCCGATGGAAGGTTACACCTACTTCTTCACCTACGAAGAAACGCTTCCTCATCGTCATCGCGAATTCTGGCAAATGTCATGTGCTCTTGGGGCTGACCTGTCGCAGGGTGATGACTTTTGTGCGTTCACGTTTCTCTTTCCATTAGGACGTGAACAGTACGGCGTAAAAACTCGCAGTTACATTACCGAGCTCACGATGACGAGGCTCCCTGGAGCAATGCGACACAAGTACGAGGAGTTCGTCAACGAAGGAAGTCTTCACGTAATGCCCGGTAACATTCTCGACATGATGGAAGTTTACGACGATCTCGATCGGTTCATCCTAACCTCCGAATACGATGTTCGAGCGCTTGGCTACGATCCATACAATGCCAAGGAATTCGTAGCTCGTTGGGAAGGTGAGAACGGTCCGTTTGGTATCGAGAAGGTCATCCAAGGAGCTAAGACCGAATCAGTTCCTTTGGGCGAGATCAAGATCATGGCGGAAGAGCGACTCCTAATCTTCGACCAAGGTCTCATGTCTTTTGCGATGGGTAACGCCATAACATTGGAAGATACCAACGGCAATCGTAAGCTTTTGAAGAAGCGTCAAGAAGAAAAGATCGACAATGTTGCAGCCTTGATGGACGCATGGGTTGCTTTCAAGCTCAACAAGGATGCGTTTGAGTAGGGAAGGAGGTGGGATGGCAACGCGAGTTGGTACGGCACTAAGACATGCGTGGAACGTCTTTACTACAAACGTGAACAAAGCTCGCCCTTACGGATATTACGGCACAGGCAATTCTGGTCGACGTCCTGATCGCCTAAGATTTAGAATCCCCAATGAGCGCTCCCTGGTCTCCTCGATTTATACTCGTCTTAGCATTGACGTTGCTTCTATAGACATGCGTCATGTAAGACTAGACGACGAAAAGAGGTATAAAGAAGATATTGACAGCGGTCTCAATAACTGTTTGACTGTAGAAGCCAATATCGACCAAGCTGCTCGCGCATTCCGACAAGATATTGCTCTGACGTTGTTCGACAGAGGTGTCGCTGCGCTAGTTCCGGTGGATACGACTATTAGTCCAGAGACTTCTGGCGGGTACGACATTCTCACGCTACGCGTTGGAGAGATCACCCAGTGGTTTCCTCAGCATGTTCGAATAAGTCTGTACAATGAAGAGTCGGCTCAACGAGAAGAGATTACTCTACACAAAACTGCAGTAGCCATTGTAGAGAATCCGTTGTACTCGGTGATGAACGAACCGAATTCGACTCTTCAGCGTTTGTTGCAGAAGCTTAATTTGTTGGATGTTGTCGACGAGCAATCCGCTTCCGGAAAGCTTGACATCATCATTCAGCTCCCCTATGTGATCAAGTCTGAGGCGCGACGAGAACAGGCAGAGCAGCGTCGAAAAGACATCGAGTTCCAGCTCAAGGGTAGCCAGTACGGTATCGCTTATACGGATGGGACCGAAAAGATCACACAGCTGAACCGGCCAGCCGAAAACAACATGATGGCTCAAATCGAGTATCTAACACAGATGCTCTATGGCCAACTCGGTCTGACCGAAGAAGTAATGAACGGTACGGCGGATGAGAAAGCTATGTTGAACTATTGGAATCGTACTATTGAACCGGTTCTTTCGGCTATTACCGAAGCAATGATACGCACCTTCTTGACAAAAACTGCTCGAACACAAAAGCAGACGGTTGCGTTCTTCAGAGATCCGTTTCGTCTGGTTCCAATCGAGAATATTGCTGAGATTGCCGACAAGTTTACTCGTAATGAGATCATGACGTCGAACGAGATGCGCCAAGTTGTGGGCATGGCTCCGCATCCAGACCCCAAGGCTGACAAGTTGATGAATAGTAACATGCCGCAAGGAAGCGATACGCCAGTTGCTAGGGAAGTCCTCAACTTGGTACCGACCTTAGACGAGACTGATCCAACACTGGGAAAGAAGGTTCAAAATGGGAGCAGAGGCTAAGCCTGACTTCAGCGGCTACGCCACTAAGGCTGGTCTTAAATGCTCAGATGGCCGAACGATTACGCCAGACGCGTTCAAGCATCAAGATAAAGAGATTGTCCCCTTGGTCTGGCAGCATGGTCACAATGAGCCCAGCAACGTATTGGGACACGCTGTTCTTGAGAACCGCGACGATGGCGTCTATGCCTACGGTTTCTTCAACGGAACCGATCAGGCGAAGAACGCACTGACTCTGGTTCAGCACAAGGACATCAAGTCGTTGTCCATCTATGCCAACCAGCTTACCGAGAAGTCGAAGCAGGTTCTGCACGGCTTCATTCGTGAAGTGAGTCTGGTTCTCTCCGGCGCGAACCCTGGCGCCCTTATCGACAACGTAACTCTCGCGCACTCCGATGGCGAGCTGGTGACGTTGGAGGATGAAGCAATTATTTACACCGGTTTGGAACTGCATCATGCCGATGGTGAGTCAACGGAAGAGACCGAAGAGAAGAAAGAGACCGAAGAGAAAGAAACCGAAGAGAAGAAGGTCGAGCATTCCGCTGAGGATCCAACGGTTCAGGAAATTTACGATGCGATGACTTCTGATCAGCAGACCGTCGTTCATTACATGATTGACAAAGCGCTTCAGATGGCAGGCGCCGAGATGAAGCAGTCGAGTGAAGAGGACGAAAAGAAGTCAACGACCTCGGAAGAGGAGTCTAAGTCAGAACTAGTCCATGATGAAAATAAAGAAGAAGGAGTGCGCATGACTCGTAATGTCTTCGAGGAGCAGAATGGTAGGAAGAAGCGCCCCCTTCTGAGCCATGATGCCATTAA